AGCCAAGAGGTTAATTCCAGTGAAAAGTTTCACTGTTGCGTCCGTTAAACGCCTGGACACCTTGCCCGGGTTTCGAGCATTGATGGCGAATGACGGCCGGTTATCAAAAGGTGATTTGACAGAGTATCGTACTCCTTTCTTTGGAGCGCGTGATACTGAAAACGTTTTGGATGAGAGCCTCAGTTTACTGAAAGGTACTGACTTTGACGACCTTGAGCAAGTCGAATTTGATAGGGCTGGTCCATTCAAGCGCTCTCCTTACGCCGAATACTCAGAGGGTGTTCATGCTTACTTCATGTCGGAAGACTATCAGAACGACGCACGTAGGGAGACATTGATCCAAGCGGTAACATACGTAGCTGATTATCTGCGATCTCGAATGGCATCGAAAGTTAAGCAGTGTACCTTGGATGAGGCATATAAGCGCGCTAGGAAGAACACGAACCTTGGACTTCCTTACTTGACCAACAAGTGGGAGCCAGCCGTGATAAGTGATTATCTCGGAAGAGCAAGAGCGTTGCTTGAGGGCAAGAGTGTGAGACTTGAGCCTTTCACACTTTTCCACCGGTCCCAACCGAAGTCTAGAACTGAGTGGAAGGACCGGGTGGTTTGGGGATCTGACCACGCAGAAACCTTTGCGGGATTAACTGTCCTAGGGCCTTTACTCGAACGATTACGGGAAGTACAAGGTTTCGAAGCTTGGAAGGGAATGGCTGCAGTAGAGGAACGGGCTGCACAAATTTTTGCAGTCGATGGTTTCTTCATCTCAACTGACTTCTCGCGATTTGATTCAACGGTTGACCCAGATTGGATGAGAGCTGCAGTTTACGTAATCGAGATATTATTTGACTTCACTTTAAACCCTCGGTTCCTAGAGAGTATGGTGAGGTATTACGCCTCGGGTGAGATCGTTACACCTGAAGGTATTTTACAGGGTACACATGGCTTACCGTCTGGGGTAACTTGGACGAATTTAATTGGTACGATCGTGCAGCTCATCCTTCTCAGATTGAGTACCCTTGCGATGGGAATTAGCCTTGAGAAAGTTGATTTCATGTTCCTTGGGGATGATGGCGTTATTCGACTTGAGAATGAATCGCAAGCAAAGATTCACTTCGAAATCTGCCAGCTCTATGGTTTTAAAGTTAACGAGGCAAAGAGCGACCAAAGTGATGATAGGTTTTCCTTCCTCCAACGTCATTTCCGGAAGTCGATGACTCGTGATAACTTTAGTCCTGGTGTCTATTCGGGTATGAGGACCGTTGGACGCCTCTTATGGACTGAGAGAGGTGGGTTTAAAATCGATGACGAAGTTCTGCAAGAAAGTTTCGTTAAATACGATGCTGG